TGTAATCACCATGATAAAGGTGTACAGGCTATTGAAATTGTTGAAGCCCTAAAAGATGTTTGGAATTTGTCCTATGACAATGTATTATAGTGAAGCGTTAGAAAGAGTGATTGAACGGGCCAAAACCCATGTTTCTGATGGTGTTGAAAGGAAATAAATTGACAGTACAAGAATTAATTGATATACTAAATGAAGTTGAAGATAAAACCCTTAATGTGGTTTTATGGACAGATCAGGGCCAACGCGCTATGCATTTAGAAACTACTGGGGAATCATATGTTGATGACCTTGATAGCTATATGATGGAATCTATCCACGAGGATGATTTAGATGAATACGAAGAACCAATTAAAGTTTATGAATTAGGAGCACCATAAATGTCAGAAACAGAAACACACATCGGAAAAGTCAAGAAAATTGAAGTAGAAAATGTTGACAGTTTTCTAAGAGATAAAATCCGAGTTATGGACGAAGAATACGCAGACAAATCAGATTCTGAAATTGATGCTATTGCCGCAACTTACGATGCTGGTTATATAGAATGGTATAGCAGCGAATACGAATTCATGCTCGGTTCTAAAGTTGTCATTGCTAACGATGATATCTATGAGGTCGTTGAAAATAGAGAATTGGAATATGAGGATATTAGTATGGCCACTACCAATGCTGATGGTACAATATCCTATGTAATACAATACTACAATGGCGGCTGTGGATTTAGCGAAGCGTTAGAATCTGCACTGAAGAAATTAGATGAATAGAAGACAAGATATTTTAGATACAATTTCAGATAATATTAACGATTTTCTTTATTATGACCGTAAAGAAGATTATGATCTTCCGGTGGGAGCAATTGATCTTGCCATTACTAATGGCGATATCACCATTGACGAAATTGTTAATCATTTTGAAACTGAACTAAGAAAAAATTTAGGATAAATGGCGGAAATAAATGATTCATCTAGCAATTAGAATAACTAATCCGTTTGACAATAGACAACATAAATTTGTAGATGTTTTTTCTTCTACACGGAAGGTTTCTAAAAATAAAAATTTTGAAATTGAAATTCAGTCAAATCATGACACTTTGTTTGCTTTTGATATATCTTTAGCTTTCAAAGGATATGACCATGCTGGACCTTCAATTTCTTTGACAGTATTAGGATTTTATATCGGTTTACAGGTTTATGACAGTAGACATTGGGATTATGAAGGTGGTCATTGGGAGAATGTACTTGAAACAATGGATTCTGAATAGTGTTCCTGTTTGGTTTCGTGATAAGTTTCCTTTGAAACGCTTTTATTGGCAAAAAGAGGAACTTGAAGCCGCCCAACGTTGGGCAGATCAATACAAAGATATTTGGGAAAACAGTTATGATTAAATCAAAAGATTCTACACCAAGAGAAAAATGTAGTTATTATAAGAAATACAAAGCAATTTATCCACCAAAATGTGGATGTAACGCCTGTAATGAAAAATATTATAAAGGTAAAGATTTAAAGAAATGACTGAACAAACAAAGATTCCAATGGATCAATTGAATAAATCATTAGATGATCTTTACGGCGAAGCTGGTCTTATAAACCTTGCAACTCCAAGAATGAAAATTATGTTTGAAGCTGCGCGGATTTACGCTCGGTCTATAGCAGACTTGGAAATACTAAGAGCCGAACTTGATGATGTAAATTTTGACAAAAACACAAGACCAGTAAAAACTGACGAATCAATCGTTGAACAAATAATGAATATTTTTACTGACCACCTACATGACACCGGTCGGCTGGCAACCAGCGCAGACGAATGGCAACCAATTGAAACCGCGCCTAAAGACGGTACGGAAGTTATTGTAGTTAGGTCCGGATTTAAAGTAACCGTTGGATGGTTTGATAAAAAATCAGGCTGGACCAATCCAACTAGAGCAATTTCTGAAGATTACGATCAAGAAATGGGCGGCTATGAGCCTACTCACTGGATGCCATTACCGAAACCACCAATAGCTAAGGCACATGAGGTCTGATGATGGAATGGAAATCAATGGCTAAATTTTACAGATCAATAGGTATGCCGCAATGGTGGATAAGCCAAAAACAGCAAGAATTTTTTGCAAAACGTAAGGCGACAATCGCCAAGGTTAAGGGGGTATAATGCTTAAGTTCCTATGTCGCATAACAGGCGGGTGCCGCTTTAAATTTGTACCAGAAGAAATTAAATTAGAGGATGGTTCATCAATTTATACTATCAAATACAAATGCCAAAAATGCAAAGAGGTACATAGTCTTGACTGAAAAAATTAAACTATTACCATGTCCATTCTGTGGAATGAAAACTACTAAGACTTCAGAAATAGACGAATATACAGATACTAACATAGTTATTGGTCCTAATGTCTGCTATTCGCGTGATGGAGATAGTTCTTGGGTGCGCTGCACTTGTGGCGGTTCTGCATATTCTCCAGAAATGTGGAATAAAAGAGTTTCAATTCCTAGACCAGCAAGATCAAACAAATGAAGTTTCTTCTAAAACTATTTAAGAAAAAAAGATGTATTGCTCCGTCTAGTGTTGATCTTTATGGTATACATCAAAATGGCAAATGGATTATATGTGATTGTGATAAACACAAAGCAATGCGGGAAAAGATAAAATGTCTTCTAAAATAAAATATAATTTATTGCCTTGTCCATTTTGCAGTAGCACAAATGTTAGTATAGATATTAGATATGTTTATGATGACAATGGTCCAGATTATAATTATCCATATGTTAACTGCAATAACTGCTACGCTAAAGGACAAGAGAGTGATGGATTCGACCATATAGACTTAAGAAAAGGCCGACCTATAATTGAAGAATGCAGAAAACAGGCGGAAAATTACTGGAATACAAGATCATTCGTAGGAGTTAAACCATTTGTTGTAGCTATGGATAATGTCCATGCAGAAATTGCTAGTGCAGCTTTAAGTATTCTTGAAGGAAAAACTGGTGTAGAAGATACAATTTGGTACGATAAAAGTAGAACTATGCTAGATCATTTATTGATTATTCTTGGTAATGGATATTTACACAGTGATGATCCAGATATTTTAGCGAATGAATTAAGAAAAATTATGGACACTGGAACTATAAGATAAAAGGTATTGACAAATGATAGAAACCTGTTATATTTGTAATGGTGAAGGGTTCACTGTGGAAGCGTCTTGTTGTGGCGCATTTCTTCACAACCACGGAGAATGTTTGTCATATTGTGTTATTCCTGATGCTGTTTGCTGCTATAACTGCAATGGTTCTGGAATTATCGAACATGAAGTAATTTAAGAGGAAAATTATGTTATCTGATACCGAAATTGTTAAAATAAAAGACGCTATAGAAGCAGTCAAAGATACTACAGCGTATCGATATGATAGGCCCTATAAGTATCATATCGATATACTTGTTGCGGCTGCTCTTGATGCTGTTGCGACAAGTGTTATGGAGCAGTCCCCTCCACGCTCTGGTCCGGCAGTATGTCCCATGTCTTGAACATATCCCTCTAAGCTGCCGTGAAGAAAACTTAACAAATAGAAAGAGAATATATTATGAGTAAAGTGTATGGTTATGTAGAATTAGATTCTGCTATTGTTATTGCCGCCTGCGATATGTGGCTGACCAAGCGCGAAGAAATTAAAGCAAAAAAGAAGAAAGCAGCAATCGAACATGAAATGAATAAGACATTATTCCCTGCCAAGACAGAGGCGGAGGCCCTGCAACGTCTCATTGATCCTTTTGGTGGATATGACTGGGAAATCACAGGTTCATTATGGCAAGAACGAATCGAAGAAATTAAACTTCAGGCATCATTAGCAGAAAAAATCTTTTTAAGTACCGATATTACTAGTAGTATTGGCAAATATATGGTAAAATAATATGTCTTTCGTATGTTTTACATGCTTAAAATCAGGCAACTATTGTAATATCCGAGGACATTATAATGTTGCTACTTCACACAAATGGCGCTGGCCAAGAACAGCGGCAGGCAAGCCATCATGGGTAAAATCAATTACTGATTATCCGTATGGAGGATGGACAGACGAATTCAAAAAAGAATTAATTGTTAAAATGAAAGAAGCGAAAGGACGACAATAATATGAGTTTCCAATTATTCGGAAAAAATAATACACAAATCCGCGGCGGCGACAATGTTGGTGGTAAGGTAATTATTAACGGCGTTACCTATTCAGGCAATAACGTCACTATCGATAAAGATGGCAATATTACTATCGATGGAAACAAACAAGGACAATGCTCTATCAACAACACAGTTAATGTTGAAGTAACTGGAACATTGCAGAATTTGAATGTCCACGGTTCTGTGGTATGCCAAGACGTTACCGGAGATATTGACGCTGGCGGTTCTGTACAATGTGGAAATGTCGGTGGATTTGTTGATGCTGGTGGCAGTATTACTGTCAGTGGTTCTGTACATGGAAACATGGATGCAGGTGGTTCAATTCGTGTAGAAAGTCAAAAATAATGATTTATCCTTCTGTTGTTATCTTTAATGAAAAGTTTGACAAAAGAGTTTTTGTGGTATATCATGAAAATGATTATAACCAAGCAATGCGGAAAGTTGCGGTTGAAAGAGCAACAGAAGGATATTGGTATGACGAAGTTACGAACAAGAGAATTCTGGAAGATGCAAAATCTCCAGAAATGTTCTTTTCTAAGTTTATGAAATCCAGAAGTTCTTACGAATATGAATCTTATGATATTTTAACAATTGAGAAAGTATAGATTATGACACTAGAAGAATATAATAAAAATCCAGAACAATTCGTGAAAGAAGCTATGGAACTTTCCTTATGTTATAATTCTATTATGGATTATTACGGGAAAAAGACAACTAAACGTTCCGGTGTTAAACTCATGAATCATATTGATGAAGGGTTGAAAATTCTTTCTCACCTCAATGCATCAACTGCCGCTAAAGGCGCATTCTGTCTGCATCCTATTTTTCAAGGTGATGATTGTATTGTTGATGCAATGGATACTAAATTGATTTGTTTCAGTCAAGAAATTATTGCATTGGTGATGGAATATCGCCATGTTGCTAATTCTTATCTGTGCAGACCTTTGACAGATCATTACACTATGGATCATCTTTCAGCATTCTGTCCGTTGAATGTTGAACAAGTTAAATTGATGTTGATTGCTGATAAAATTCAGAATCGTAAAGACTTCGAACTTTACCACAAAGGCGTCCACGCACGTTCAAATGAATTGGATAAGTATTTCAAACAATGGCTAGAATATCTAGGTGTTGACGAAGATATGTATACAAGCATTGCATCAACGCTATGATTTGTAAATGCGGTGGATTATTATGTACAGAATGCGTCTATGATGATCCGCAGACAGGTTATGCGTACAACTTAATGCAATGTAATGATTGTGGAATGCTATGCAAAGAGGACGTTTGGAAAAACAAAGGATTAACTTGGATATCAGAAGACGGTAAAATTGTTATAGAAAGATCAAAAATTGAAATTTCTACAGTAGTATTACCTCTAGACTGGCTTAAAAAATTGTTTTTCATTCTAGGCTGTTCTAAAGTTGATACGTCATTGCCTAATATGCTAACAGCAGAATATCCGAAATTTAAAGAAGAATTAGAAAAAGATATACAATCAATTTTAATAGAAAGAACTTAATCATGATTAAAGCATATGCAACATTTGCGCCCGCAGCAGAAGAAAACTATACAGAAAATTACAGTCATTCAAAATGGAATTTTCCGTCTGGAGAACTGGGTATTGAATTGCACAATACGGATGACCTACAGAATTTACATTCTATAACTATTGACGCGCAAATTTCTACAGCAGAAGATATTATGGAACTTTTGCTATTGGCAGACGCTATCAAAAATAAAAACAAATCTAAAGATTACAAATTGAATCTGACCCTTCCATATATTCCATTTGGTCGTCAAGACAGATACACAACAAATCATACATCATTCAGCTTAAAAGTATTTGCTGATATGATTAATTCAGTAGGGTTTGATAAAGTTCTAACCAATACCCCTCATTCTAATGTTTCTGAATTGTTGATTAATAATCTTGTTGTTTCTGAATTTGGAGACGATAAGCATCTTAATTTTCTATTCCGTGAAACAGTATTACTAGATGGTAAAGATGTTGTTTTTATTGCTCCTGATGCTGGTGCAGAAAAGCGCGTGTATAAGGCAGCAAAAGAATTTGGTGTATCTGAAGTCTATGTTTGCTCTAAACAGCGCAATCCAGCTACAGGAGAAATTACTGGATATTCTGTTCCTGCGATTCCTAAAGATAAACGTCTAGTAGTTATTGATGATATTTGTGATGGTGGCGGAACGTTTATTCATCTTGCATCGTATCTGCCAAAAGAAAGAAAAGACTTGACTTTGTTTGTTGTCCATGGTATCATGTCCAGAGGATATAAACCATTACACAATGCTGGTTATGATAAGGTTGTTGCTGGTTATGACTTCCTCAAAACTTATGTTGAGAAAGAAGATGCATAGAATTTGCTGGGCGTATATACAGTATGTGATTTTCTGGGTATACTGTTGTTTATGGTATGCACACGAATGTTTATTTTCTAAAAGGAACGATATAATTCCGCAACAAACACCGGCCCAAAAAATAGAAGCTATTAAAAAACACTACAATATTTCATCAACTAAAAAGAAAGATGTACATTATGAAGAATGATCCACTTACCGCAATTGACTTTTATAAAGCAGACCATCGCCGCCAGTATCCTGAAGGCACAGAACTAGTATATTCAAATTTTACAGCACGTTCTAACAAGCTATCAAATCTACCGAATAACAATGATAAAATTGTTTTCTTTGGTTTGCAGTTCTTCATGAAAGAATTCTTGCAAGAGACATTCAACGAAGGTTTCTTTGACCAACCTAAAGAAAAGGTTGTGGCAAAATACAAACGCCGTATGGATAATGCTCTAGGTCCAAATGCAATTCCAGTAGATCATATTGAAGCATTGCATGATCTTGGCTATTTGCCATTAGAAATTCGTGCGTTACCAGAAGGTTCCAAAGTAAAGATGGGCGTTCCATTGTTTACAGTGTGCAATACCCATCCAGATTTTTTCTGGCTAGTCAATTATATTGAATCTGTAATGTCTGCATATCTATGGAAGCCTTGTGTATCAGCAACAACTGCAAACTGGTACAAAAACACTCTTACAAAATATGCATTGGAAACAGGGTCACCAGTTGATTTTGTTAACTTCCAAGGCCATGATTTTAGTTTCCGTGGAATGAGTGGTCTAGTAGATGCTAAAATTTCTGGTGCCGCACATCTTCTATCATTCTATGGTACAGATACTGTTGGCTCTATTGATCTACTAGAAGACTATTACGGCGCAAATTCTGATAAAGAACTTATCGGAACTTCTGTACCAGCTACAGAACATAGCGTAATGTGCATGGGAACTAAAGATGCAGAAATTGAAACTTTCCGCCGCTTGATTAAAGACCTATATCCAAGTGGTATCGTTTCAATCGTTTCTGATACATGGGACTTCTGGAAAGTTGTTACTGAATATGTAGCAGAATTGAAAGAAGAAATTCTAGCCCGTGAAGGTAATCCTATCGCCAACAAAGTTGTTATTCGTCCAGATTCTGGTGATCCTGTAGATATTATCTGTGGAACATTACACAAACTAGAAAAATTCGAATCACCAACGGAAGAATATTTTCTTAAAGAAGTTGAAGAATATCTGCATGATAAAATCAGTCGTCAAACTCCACACGGCGAATATGGTGGAGATATTACAGAAGATGTTCTATGGCAGAATAAAATCTACACAGTAACTTATTCTCCCGATTGGAACCGTCATGATAAGCAATATTACTACATCGATAACTACGGAGATAAAACTCCAACGATCAATAAAATTCGTGATATTACTCCAGAAGATAAAGGTGCTATTCAATGTCTATGGGATGTCTTCGGTGGTACAATTACTTCTACCGGCCACAAGCTACTAGATTCTCATATCGGTTTGATCTATGGAGATTCTATTACTCCTAATCGTGCTGTTGCTATTCTAGATGGTTTGAAAGCTAATGGATTTGCGTCTGCTAACGTTGTTCTTGGTATTGGTTCATTCACATATCAATACACAACACGCGACACATATGGCTTTGCTGTTAAAGCTACTTACGGCGTTGTTAACGGTGAAGGTCGTGAAATCTTTAAAGACCCTGCAACAGATATTGGTAAAACAAAAAAATCTGCTAAAGGTCTACTACAAGTCTTTAAAGATGAAAAAGGTGATTTTGTTTTGAAAGATCAAGTATCGTCATTTGACTATGATACTACTAATGACCTAATGCCAACTGTATTCCATAACGGCAACATTATGGTTGACCAAACATTAGAACAAATTCGTCAAAGAATTATTACAGAATAAATGACTGAAAAACAAACTATCTGCATTTGCAGACTACGGTCCAGGATTCAATATACCAAGCCATTGGATAATATCCTGGACTCATTCTGTTATCTATTGAAACGATTTGTTGAAGATAACAAACAATATAACTACACATATTATAATTTCAGCTTTGGAGAAAAGCCATCAAAAAATTCTGACGATATCAAAAATGCTGATATTATTTTGATTCCGTCTGAAGCTGAATTTACCTATCATATTCCTGGCTATATTCACACGTTAGATTTAAAACGTTCTAATCAACAATTAGACGAACTTAAACCGTTCTTTGAAAATAAGCACGTTGTTATTTTACGGTCTGATAGACGGGACGATATCGATCTATATCAGAATTACACTCTTAAAGATGTAAACTGTAAAATATCTGTACTGGATGAAATTGATTTTTCTGTTAATATTCACGGTCTAAAATATCATTTTATTAAAGATCATATGTCTACACGGATCATGAATAATGCTGAAGGATTTAACGAAAGCGATTTTATCTATTGGGGCGGAGATAAACGAAAAACTATCGGCGGTGTTAAATCTGGTGACGAACGACACACGATCTTGAAACAGATTCATACTGATAAAGAAATTAAATCTTTGTGGATTGGAAGATTTTCCAATTTTAAAAGAGACCATAAATTCATGAAAATGTCTGAATTGGTTAATTATCTAGAACTATCTAAGTCTACACTTTGTTTTAATTGGATGGATCCTAAAGCAACCACCAGTCGTTATATAGAGGCTTTGGCGTGTGGTGTTGTTCCACTAGTCTGGAAGAATTATGATGAAGATAACACACTGGTAGGAAACGATTGGTTGCGCTGCAATTCAATTGATGAAGTTAAAGAAAAGATTAAAACTCTTAATACAGACCTTGGATGGTACAGCGTTTTATATCACAAACTAAACAACGCATTATGTAAAATACTGCCATCAAAAGACGAATATTATATGGAATTTAAAAAGTTACTTATTGATAAAATAGTTGTTGACTTCTAAGATTACTTATGATATAAATATAATACAAGCAAACGATAATGTTAGCATGAATTACAAATTAGCCGCTTAATCGCTCACGCCTTTAAAAAGTGAAATGTTTCGGAGTTTTGGAAGTTTTCTTGGCAACAGAATAAACTTCCACTTGACTTTTATAATTCAGTATGATAGACTATATACAATGAAAAATTCACAAAAACACGAACCAGATAACAGACACACAGCAAACTATCTACTAGTAGCGCATATCTCATATAGAACAAAATCTAATGAAGTTGTACGCAAAGGTAGCATGATTGTTGGACGTTGTTTTTCTGAAAGAGAAGCGAAACATTTTATTAATGAAATTCGCAAATCTAAAGTACAAAAGCAGATTGGTTTCAATGCAAACGGTCCAGTATACACTGAAGAATATGGACCAACAGCAAAACTTACGTCTTACATTGCTAATGGACAATCTGTAACTGAACATATTGACGCATTTTCTATTGTAGAAAAATCTCAATATAAAACATTCCAACCAAACTAAATGTGAAAGAAGGATATACAATGTCAAAAGCTGAAACAAACGCGAAACCTGAAGAATTTGGTGATTTTCTTGGTGCTGAACCTAAAACTGGTGGCAATGAGAAGACAGTAATTAAATCCAAACTAATGTCTGTAGTTGCATCTATGCAAGTTATGGACGAAGAACGCGAAAACATCAAAGAAGTTCTTTCTGATCTTAAAGAAGCACATTCTATTCCACCAAAAGTTGGTCGTGCTGTTGCAAAAATTATGCATACACCAGAACACCAGCAAGACATGGAAGCACATATGCAAGCAATTGAACTTCTACTAGAACGCCTGAAATAAGAGTTGACCTTATTTCAACGCCATCCAGAATAAATATGTTCTGGATGGCGATTTTTATTAAATGACAGAAAAAACAAAATTTATTGGTGATCTAATCAAGAACAAAAAAACTTCTGATACTGTATTCATTATCGGTGGTGGACCATCATTATTAAAATATCTTCCTGACACATCTATATTAGATAAAAAAGATATAATCTGTACGAATAACGCATATAAACTATTTCCTAATGCTATGATTACACACTTTGCTGATAGAGCATGGTATGAATGGCATATCAAACCGAAGCACGATATTCTTAATAAATTCTACGGATCAATAACAACTTGCGCATTATCACAGCGAGGATTTTGGACAAACACGAATGTTGAATGTTTTGCTAAAGGTGATCCTAAGGGTGGAATTTCTAAAGACATTGAAAAGCTGAACGGGAACAATGCAGGCAATCAAGCTATAAATCTTGCTGTGCATATGAGATATAAAACTATTGTGTTACTTGGATTTGATCTAGATGCAAGTTCTAAAAAGACGCATTGGCATTCTGAACACGAAAGACCTACAAATGTCGGAAATTATGATAACGGTATGATTCCTGGGTTTGAAAAGATTCCACAATTCGAAAGAGAATTAGGCTTTAAAGTCTACAACATAAACAAAGAATCAAAACTTAGATGTTTTGAATTTATAGATTTAAATGAAATTCTACATTAACAGATTCTTAGGAAATATTAAAAAGACTGAACTAACAGAAGCATTAGAAACATGCGCGAAAAAGCATGGCTATAGAGTAGAATACATTTCTAATCCTGTTCAACATCCAACTGCTAATGATGTTCTAGTTATTTGGAACAGACATATCAATCAACATGACATGGCGATAAAGTTTGAAAAGGCTGGCGCAAAAGTCATCATGTTTGAAAACCCATATATCAAATTGGATGGTAATTTTTGGTATTCTGTCGCTCTAAAATATCACAATAATATTAAGCATAGTTTACCAAAACTTGATTCAGGCGAACGTTGGGAATCATTTAATAAAGAAATTTTACCATGGAGAGAATCAGGTAATCATATTCTAATTGCGACACAAGCAAAGCGATTCAATAATGCTGGTATTGGATATGAATTATCTAAACAGCCCATTGGATGGGACTTGAATATCATTAAGAAAATTAGAAAACACACAGCAACAAGAGATATTCTTTTCAGACAACACCCTAATGGATTTGAGTTTGAAGGATTTAAATCATATCAAAGAGTAATAAAAAATCTGTATCATTCTAACGGAAAAACTCCAATAGAAAAAGATTTACAAAATGCTTGGTGTACAGTCGTGCATACTTCAAATAGTGCTACTAATTCTTTATTGGCTGGTGTTCCTGTTATGTTATGTGGTCCTAATCTGTTTCTTAAAGATGCATGTAGTCCTGGCATTATGCATCTAAATAATCCTATCATGCCTGATAATAGACTGGAACTGTTTGAACGCATGGCATGGAATCAATTCAATATTGAAGAAATAGCAAGCGGATTTTTATTAGATTTAATTCTTGACAAAACGATTAAATCATAGTAATATAATACAATCAATAACCTTCTATGATGTAATGGTAGCATACGGGCCTTATATTCCCGCATCGGTAGATAACCGAGTTGTGTAGGTTCAAATCCTGCTAGAAGGACCAATTTTTACGGATATATCATGAAAAAATTACTTATAGGATTTATTGCAGGAATTATTCTAGTTCTTGTATTCACTTCACAATTGATCTTTGCGAATATTTACAATTCATTTGATTGTGATAAACGCTGGAAAGAATCACAGTACACAGCAAAATATGATTTATATGCTGGATGCTTAGTTTCAAAAAATGGAACAGACTTCACCCCTGAACGTGTAATTAGAGAATTTTAAAATGAAAGATACTAACTTTTCGGACTTTTTTGACCTTAGCTGTAACGCAGCAGAGATTCAGAAATTTCCTACAATCTATAAACGTACAAGCACTGGAGCAGTTCAGGAATGGCGCCAAGAGATTCTGGTAGACAAATACAGAACTATTTCTGGTCAACAGAATGGCAAACATGTCGTCAGTGAATGGACTATTTGTATTCCTACCAATGTAGGAAAGAAAAATGAACGTAACGGCGCAGCGCAAGCACTATTCGAGGTTGCTGCTGCTTATAAAAAGAAAATTGATAAAGAATATCACGAAGATATTAAAGATATTGATGTTCCGAAGCATTTCCTACCTATGCTGGCAGAAGATTTCAAAAAGAATAAAGATAAACTATTTGCCAAGAATTCTAAATTATACTCTCAACCAAAACTTGATGGTATGCGCTGTATTGCTACAAAAAATGGTTTGTTTTCTAGAAATGCACTTCATATTGTTTCTTGTCCGCATATTGTAGAACAATTAAAACCGTTTTTCGAGAAATATCCGCATATCGTTCTTGATGGCGAATTATATAACCATGAGTATAAAGATAATTTTGACGAATTAATGTCTATCTTTAAACGGACGAAGCCATCTAAAGAAGATTTGGAAAAATCTAAAGAACTAGGACAATTCCATATCTATGATTGTGCTAACAGTGTTGAACTCCGCAATTTCCCATTCCGTATGCGAACTGCCACACTTGGTGCTATAATTGGTGAAGGGCTTTCTGCGCGATATGGAAATATTCTAAAAGAATGCGAATCTATTGTAATTGTTCCTACATCCTTCATTTATACTGCTGAAGATGCAAAGAACTTACTAGAAAAATATTTGAGTGAAGGGTACGAAGGTCAGATTATTAGAACTGATGCTGAATACCAAAACAAACGAACTAAAGACCTGCTAAAAGATAAAGAATGGAAAGATTCTGAATTTGAATTGATTCGTTTTGAAGAAGGAAAAGGCAACTGGGCCGGTAAGGCAAAGAAAGCATGGTTCAAATTAGATGATGGTTCTGGTAGAGAATTTAAAGCGTCTGTAAAAGGAACTATGGCGTACACCAAACAGCTACTAATCGATAAAGATAAGTATGTAGGTAAAATGTGTACAGTGACTTATTGTCCACAAAGAACACCTGACGGTATTCCACGTTTTGGTCGTGTTAAAGAATTTGATAGAACAGACAATATTACGAAATAGAAAGAATATATCATGAAAATTATTATTTTGAATGGTCCGCCAGAATCGGGCAAAGATACATTAGCTGATTACGTTGTACAGAATATTCCTTATTTTCACAAAATGAAATTTGCTGCGCCGCTTAAGGGTGGTTGTAAAGAAATGTACGGTCTGACAGAAACGCAAGTTGCTGAACTTGAAAGTAATAGAGCATTAAAAGATGCTCCTAATGACCTTCTTTTTGGTCGGTCATGGAGACAAGTAAACATTGATTTATCAGAAAACTATATGAAACCAAAATATGGTCTGGACGTTTTCGGTAAAATTCTAGTAAACTCTATCAAGACCAGCGGTAAAGAACGTATTATAGTATCTGATGGTGGATTTGACGTTGAAATTCCTCCACTGATTAAAGCATTTGGCGCTGAAAGCATTCTTATGGTACGTTTGTCGCGTGATGGTACAGACTATTCTAAAGATTCTAGATCATACATTGATGCAAAGGCTTTGGGTATTCGTTCTATGAAATTGCATAATGACAATCTGCTAGATGCTAGACTAGAACTGTATTCGAAAGTACGTTGGTTTGTAGATGATTATTTTGATTCTTTCGAACAAAATGGAATTAAAGGCAATAAAACGTTTAACATTCAAGAAATGTGTTGACAATAGCTTAGACAAATAATATAATGAATTTCTAGAGTTTATTATTCAACAATTACAAGGACTTAAAACGCTATGATTTTCATTATTCATGTTTTGCTAGGAACTGTGTGTCTGGTGGGTTTATGCGTAATTTTGGGCATCCTAGACAAGGAATGGAACCAGTTGAATACAGATAAAGAATAATACCCTATTCAGGTCAAAGTGAGGGGAAGACGTAATGGTTAGCGCCGTTACGTCTTTTTTATATATAAATACCAGTATTATGTATAAAGGATAATATGGTATGGTATATCAGCCCGAAGGCCCAAACGTGACAAATTATAATAATTTGTCACCAAACAAATTCAAAATTGTCATTGATAGATTTCCAGGTGTTAATTTCTTTGCACAAAGAGTTATGGTTCCTGATGTTTCTATCGGTCAAACACCAATTCACACAAATAGAGCAGTAGATTATAACGTTGTCGGAGACAAAATCGTCTTTGCCGATCTTATCGTTTCATTTCTAATTGATGAAGATTTGAAAAGCTATGGTGAGATTCTGAACTGGATTTACAAAGCTGGTGATTCTGAATTAGATGCACCATTTTGTGATTTGAAGATCATAGCACTAACTAATAATTCTAACTCCAATAGACAGTTTAAATTCTGTAATGCATTTCCACATACTCTAGGAAGCGTGTTATTCGATTCCACTGTTAGTGAAGATCAACCACTATCTATGGACGTAATGTTCAAATTTAGTCATTTTGTCCTAGAATAAATATATCATACAAAGGAATTATATTATGAAACTAGAAGAAATTTACACACAGCTATCACACGATTTTCCTATCACTGGAGATTTAGGCCAAGAATCACTACGAACAGCGGACTTATTCGTTAAGTATATTAAATTATACAATGATGAAAAGTTGCGATACGAAGCTATGGATGGTAAAAGAAAAATTCTTTATAACAAATTGCGTGATTACTATTCTGGTCATGCTGATCCTTCTGTTTATAAAGAAAAGCCGTTCGATATTAAAATCAAAACAGAACAAGGACTACAGCGTTATATTGAGGCTGATCCTGATATGCAAAAATTTGACGAACAAGTAATTATACAGAAACAAAAAGTTTTTGTATTGGAAAATTGCCTAAATGAGGTCCACAGACGCGGATATAGTATTCGTGCGTCTATAGATCATGCGAAATTCCAAAGCGGAGCGTAATGACTGAAACAGTTGAATTATACAGCGTTAACGAAACACATATCCAAGTCGTAGCTGACAGAGGGATTATCAAAGAACTTGGTGAGTATTTTACTTATGATGTTCCTAACGCACAATTCATGCCTGCTGTTAAAAATAAGGTCTGGGACGGAAAAGCAAGATTATTAGATTATCAAACGTCAACAATATATAAAGGTCTTATTCCTTATATTAAAGCGTGGTGTAAAGATAATCAGTATGATTGTGTATTAGAAAAAGAACTAGAAGAAAATTCTAGTATTGATATTGATAAATTCTTATCGTCATTAGATTTAACTGTTGATCCTTATGATTTTCAACGCGCAACTGTAAAAAACGGTATTGAAACAAATCGCGGAACTTTCTTGTCTCCAACAAGTTCTGGTAAATCTCTTATTATATATTGCTTGCTTAGATATTACTTAGATAATACTAAAGGTAAAATTCTTATCACTGTTCCAACAATTGGATTGGTTACACAGCTATTAAAAGAATTCAAAGAATATTGTCCTTCATTTCCTATAGAAGATCATGTTCATAAAATCTATGAAGGGCAGCCTAAGATAACTGATAAACGTATCGTTATCAGTACATGGCAGTCTATCTATACTTTAAAGAAACAATACTTTTCACAATTTGATTGCATTATGATTGATGAAGCGCATGGATGTTCTGCTGATTCATTAAAAGGTATTCTAGAAAAATCCGAAAATACAAAATACAGATTTGGTCTAACAGGAACTCTTGATGATCTAGAGTTTCATAGATTGCTTATTGAAGGTCTTTGTGGTCCTGTATTTCAAGTTACAAAAACAAAAGAATTGATGAATCGTGGTATTGTATCTGAATTAGGAATCAAATGTATGGTTCTGAAATACAGCATGGGAATACGACAAGCAAATAAGAATCTAAAATATCCAGAAGAAATGAAATTTATTGTAACGCATGAGCCACGCAATAAGTTTATCGGTAATATTGCTAAAACTATCAAAGATAAAAACATTCTCATTCTAACACAGTTTAGAGAACATATTGTTTTGTTGGAAAAGGAATTTGAAAATTCTGGTAAAACGGTTTATGTCGTTACAGGTTCAGTTGATGCTACAGAACGCGAACATATTAGACAACTTACAGAACAAAATAACAACGTTGTTATCATAGCAACATTTGGCGTATTTTCTACTGGTATCAGTATCAAGAATCTTCAGTATCTAATTTTTGCTACAGGATCAAAATCATTGATTCGTGTATTACAGTCTCTTGGTAGATTGCTAAGACTTGATGGAAAAACAAATAAAGTTGTCGCTATTGATATTGTGGACGATTTTGGATATAAGTCCAAACGTAATTTATTGGTAAGACATTTCTTTGAAAGAATCAAAATTTATATGAAAGAAGGATTTTCGTATAAAATTATAAACATAAATATCTGATACCAAGGAGAGTAAATTCTATGTCAGACGATTCAGAAACAGAATTCCTCAACAAAATAACCGAGGAATTAGAAATAGATATCAATAATATCTGGCATATTACAATTGTCGGTGGAGTTGAACTGGTCGGAGAAATGTTTGATATCGAAGACATGACAGAAGATTCTAACGAATTCTTTGATAACGTATCTACTGATTATCTGTTTTTAAATCCAATAAAAGTATTCCGCGAATCGTGGATTGATAATGAAGGATATGCTTGTCAGAATTATTTCATTGAATGGAATCCATGTATTGATGGTCCATATACTTACATTAATCCAGCTACAGTTATTTCAATGAATAAACCTAATCATGAAACACTAACATCATATTTAAATGCTGTGCATGACCAATATTATCCATTGCTAATGAGTGCTGTTGATGGTGTTGGAAAAATACCAGAAGATCAAAAACTGGTAATTGATGATAATCTTAAAGGTAATAACATTATTGATTTCAATAAGTATCTATTACTTAAACTATCAGGTAATATATAATACTAATTAATATGGTTAACTATCATAGGACACCTATGATTATATAGTAAGTTCCATAGATTGTCAAGGACTATTTTACATATTTGTCAAATTATTTTTAATGATTGACAAGTCATTGATTTTGTGTTAATATGTAAAGTATAATAATAAAAAAGTTGTAATGCAAGGAATACCGCATGAGTAAAACCCCCAAAAAACGCGCAAAGCAGAACTATGTCAATAATGCTGATTTCTATGATGCTTTGGTTAAATTTAAAGCTGATAGAACCCATGCCGCAGAGAATGGTTTAGAAGAACCAAGAATTCCAGAATATATTGGAAAATGTATCTATCTTATCGCTACAAAGCTGTCAAATGCTGGAAACTTCTGTAATTACTCATTTAAAGATGAAATGATTTCAGACGGAATCGAAGACTGCATTTTGCGCATTAAAAGTTTTGATCCTGATAAATCCACAAATCCTTTCGCGTATTTTACACAGACCTGCTATTTTGCGTCTGTTAGACGTATCAAGAAAGAAAAGAAACAAAAGACCATTAAGTCAGAAATGATTAAAAATTCTGGTGCTTTGGAGTATTTCCAAAACGGCAATAATGCCAATTCTGGTGATGACGGAATCCATGAATCTTCATATTTACAATTCCTAATGGAAAATATAGATATCGTTCCGACTGATGCTGAAAAGGATCAAGCGGCTAAACCTATTTTCAAAAAGACCACAAAAGCACATCAAGCTAAACTGAAAGCATTAGCGGCAGAACAAGAGGGACAGAAAACTATCGATAAGTTTAATGGACTATCTGATGCTGAATATGAAGCAGAAGAATCTTTAGAATCCATTGATGAATATTATAGTGATATTGAGGAATAAAAATGTCACAAATCGCAATTATCACAGATACGCACTTTGGCGTCAAAAATGACGCGCCTTTTATGTTAGACTACCAAGAGAAATTCTATAAACATATTTTCTTTCCGTATCTAATCAAGAATAATATCAAAACAGTTTTCCATTTGGGGGATTTGTTTGATAGACGTAAATATATCAATTTCATGACTTTGAATAGAACTAAGCAAATGTTTCTTAACATGCTTAGGGATTACGATATTCAAATGTACATTATTCCTGGCAATCATGACGTATATTTTAAAAATTCAAATGAGATTGGTTCACTAACAGAATTACTAGGCGAGTATACAAATATTACTCTGATAGAAAAGCCAACAGATATTGTTTATGATGGTATCAGTTTTGCATTCATCCCATGGATCAATAACGAAAATTATATTGATACAATGAATTTTGTTAATAGCAGCAAATCAGAAATTCTTTGTGGTCACTTAGAACTAAAAAACTTTGAAATGTATGCTGGTGTTAAGAACGAACACGGCATGGACCCTTTATTATTTTCGAAATATGAACAAGTATGGTCTGGACATTTCCACCACAAATCTGCAAAAGATAATATTAGATATCTTGGCTCTCCAATGGAGTTTACCTTTGCTGATTGTGGAGACGCTAGAGGGTTCCATACGTTCGATACTGACACTAAAGACTTGACTTTTCATATAAATTCATTTACACTACATGATAAAATTCATTATAGTGATGAAACTGAAGAATTGCAGGAATATTTCAGAACATTAGATTGTTCACAGTACACAAATAAAATTGTTAAATTGTTTGTTGCACGAAAAACAAAGCCTGCAATTTTTGAATATTTTATTGACAATCTATATAAAGAAAGTTTACATGATCTAACAATCATGGAAGACTATTCAGAATTTCATGAATCTTTTGTTGATCTAGAAGTTTCAGATCAATCAACAAAAGAATTAATGGAAAAATATGTAGACACTGTAGACACTGATATGCAGAAAAATAAACTCAAATCCATTCTTAACGGATTATATATGGAAGCATTGCATGGTGGTTCCGATGATCCAGTCTAGGGATTATGAACATCTATTAATAATAGATGAAATTACTGAAGACCAAACATATAAAGATATTTTAGAAAGAATATCTCAATTGCTACGTCTTCCAGGAATTCTTAGAACAGAACTAAATGAAGACCAAGCAAAAGAACTAAATTACCTTGTCGATTTAGTAGAAGAATATGAAGAAAGAAAGTATCCAATTTAATGATTATCTTTGAACAAATCTCTTGCAAGAATTTCTTTTCTGTAGGGAATCAGCCAGTTGTTATTAAGCTAAACAAATCTCCAACAACTTTGGTTGTTGGCCATAATGGTTCTGGTAAATCTTCCACAATTCTAGACAGTATCTATTTTGGTCTATTTGGTAAACCATTCCGTAATATCAATAAGCCAAACGTTGTTAACAGTCTTAACGGTGGCGATTGCGTTGTAGAAATTGATTTCACAAACAATAATAAGAAATATAAAATCATTCGCGGAATTAAGCCTGCCCGATTCGAAATTTACGAAGGCACAAAACTAATTGACCAAGATGCTGCTACTAGAGACTATCAAAAATATCTGGAAGAAAATATTCTTGGTGGATTGAATGAGCGCGTTTTTAAACAGGTTGTAGTAATTGGTTCTGCTGATTATAAGCCATTCATGCAATTACCAGCGGCACAACGCCGTGAAGTTATCGAAGAACTGCTAGACATTAAAATCTTTTCTCAAATGCTAAACTTTGCTAAAGAGAAAATGTCTATTCTAAAAGAATCATTGCGCGATATTGATTATAATATTGAATTGTCGGACGAAAAGATCAAGATTCAAAAAGAAAACAAAGAAAAGCTGGAAGAAGAAACAGAAAATAAAAAACAGCAGCTTTTAGACAAGATTGATAAAGAAAAAGAAAATATCAAAACTGTTAATGCAGAAATTGTCGTTACTCAAAAGAAACGCGAAGAATATGCAGCAAAATATTCTGGCAACACTATGGTTGAAAAAAGCATTAAGGAACTAACTGCTTTACTCAATAGTCTATCAAACACACAAAAAACAAACCAAACCGCTATTGATTTCTTTAGCCATAATGATAGCTGTCCTACATGCAAACAAGATATTGATGCAGACCATAAACACGGTATTGTGGAACAGAACAATAAAAAACTAGACGAAGTAAAATCCGCTATTGATAGAGTAAATGCTGAACTTTTGAAAAAGAATGAAGCATTGAATATCTTTACACGATTGAGAGTTGCTATTGATGGTCTTGATAAAGAAATTTATCAGAAACAATCTGATATTTCATCTTCACAAAGATATATCAATGCACTACAAAAAGAAATGTCGGACGTTATTTCTGATAAAACTACGACTAAAACTTCAGATGGTCTAAAGGATTTAGAAGATTCACAATTAGTTCTAAAAAATAGACGGGTAGAACTGTTAGAAGATAGACAATATTATGAAGTCGTTTCTAACATGCTTAAAGACGGCGGAATTAAAACAAAAATTATTCGTCAATATATTCCTATCATGAATAAAATCATTAATGAATATTTGGTGAGATTTGCTTTGCCTATCGAATTTACATTGGACGAACAGTTTAACGAAGTTATCAAATCGCGCTATCGTGA